GTCACGGCGGTCGGTCAACGCGGCATCATCGCATCTCACACCGCCGGCCCATCGCCTGTCTACACTATTGGCACGGCTTGGGCTGTCACCCCGTCATCGTCGGCCAAGTACGTCATTGAACTGCCTAACCTGATCCTTGGGCGCTCGACAGGTACCACGTCGGTTTATACGTGGAACTACAACGACACGACCATCAACAACGGCACGAACAGCATCGTGACCAACGCTTGGTCAACGACGTATTTTGGCGCGGCACCTGCGGCCAACGCCTCTGGCGGCATGTGGGCACCGTCTTACGGCATCCAACCCGATCCAGCGCGAAACGCCCGCCAGTCGTTCTGCTATTTCTTCCGAGGCGCGGCGCAGAACCTTGACGTGTTAGACATTGCTGGTGCCATCGCTGGAACGTGGACCGGCACCGTGACTTATGACGGCGCATTAACCTTAACAGTTGGGACGTGCGGGGCTTATGCACCTTTCGAAAACGAAGGCCGCATGTTCTACATGAACATCTATGTGGCATCTGCGGCCAACCAGATTTACCGTTTTGATGTCAAAAACCGGGTGCTATCGCCCTTCACGGCCACAGATAACATTCAAGCAGGCACGGCGACTTTGGGTCAACGCATGGCGGCTTACGCTGCCCTCGACGGCACAGACACCTACGACGTGGTGCTTCTCAATTCTCACCTATCAACAACCGCTCAAGAGCTTGTGGTGCTGGTCTGATGTCTATTTCAGAACTCATAGACCTAATCAGTTCGGCGCTGGCGGCACAAAACAGTGCTATGACCAATGCCGTTAAAAAGGGTGATCTGGTTGAAATCAATCGGCTCACCCCGCTTATCGCAGAGACCGAACAGACTTTGGCGCAGCTTAAAACGCTGTAAAATGCAGACGGCTTCCCCTAGTTTTTCTGTTGTGGTATGACTGCTTACGGATGGAGATTTAAATGGCACTTACGCTCAAAGCAGTAACCATCAGACTTGGTTATCAGCAGATCACTTCGCTGTCCGCAGCGACCGCATTGACCGTCCCGCAAGTGGACCTTAACGGCCTGAATGCGCGGCCTACCATCGCGCTGATCACGCCCGAAACGCAAGCGGTTCGCTGGCGCGACGACGACGTCAACCCTACCGCTTCAGTCGGTATGCCATTGGCCGCAGGCGTCACGCTTCAATACGACGGGGATCTGACCAAGATCAAATTTATTGAGCAGACCGCAGGGGCCAAGCTCAATGTCACCTATTACGCTTGAGGCATTGCCATGAACATCTCTAACGACGCCGGCGGCATCGACAGCAGCAAGTTTGTTGAGTACTTCACCAAGCACTTTTTGGTGGATTTGGGCCGTATGGCCGCGCTGCGTGACGAACTTGAGGCCCGCCAAGGTGCCATGAGCGCCGTTGAGCAGATCAACGCCGACAAGGACGAAGCCAAAGCGCTGGTAGAGAAAGCCAAGGCCGATTTTGCCGAACGCGACAAGAACCACAAAGAAAAATCCGCCGCATACAAAGCTAGAAAAGCCGAGTTGGCCGAAATTGAAGCCGATCTGGAGGCCCGTATTGAAGTTTTTGAAATTTTGTCTGCTGGCCAAAACAAATCTCTGACGGCCCGCGAAGAAGCCATTGCAGTCAAGACCGCTGCCAATGAAGCCCTTGCGTTGACCCTTGAAGCCAAAAGCGAAAGCATCAAACAGGACCGCGAAGCGCTCGACGCTCGCATTGCAGCCTTCCAAGAAAAAGTTGCTGCAATTTCTGTTTGATGAGATAGCTATAACTACCGTACTGGTGCGTTACACCAGGTGTTCTTAGGAACCCTACATGTCTGAGGAAACTCAAGTTTTCGACCAAGCGGATACGCCGCGCCAGAACTGGAAGCCACGGCGGCACCTGACTCTGTAGACAATCAAACGCCGGAAGATGTTGCAGACGACGCGCCCAAGACCTTCTCGCAAGAAGACTTGGACAAAGCGATCAGCAAACGTCTTGCAAGAGAACAGCGCAAATGGGAGCGAGAGCAGGCCCAGCGTGCAGCAGATCAGGTCAGATCAGCCCCGGCTGATATGCCCTCGCCAGAGTATTTCGACACTACCGAAGCCTACGCAGATGCGTTGGCGGAACGTAAGGCCGAAGAATTGCTCGCACGGCGTGAAGCAGCACAGCAACAGTCTAGCGTCCTCGAAGCCTACCACGACCGCGAAGAAGAGGCCCGGAACAAGTACGATGACTTTGAACAGGTCGCGTACAACCCGAACCTAAAAATCACGGACGTGATGGCCCAGTCCATTCAGTACTCCGACGTTGGCCCTGATATCGCATATCACCTAGGGACCAATCCGAAAGAGGCTGATCGGATCTCTAAACTGCCGCCGATCTTGCAGGCAAAAGAGATAGGGAAAATTGAGGCCAATTTGGCCAACAATCCACCTGTCAAACGATCTTCATCTGCCCCGGCACCGATTGCACCTGTTACAGCCCGATCCTCTGGATCACCTGCCTATGACACTACGGACCCAAGGTCTACCAAGACCATGTCGGATTCGCAGTGGATTGAAGCGGAACGGCTGCGCCAGATCAAGAAGTACGAGGCGCAACGTAACCGCTAAGTCAGGAGACACGCTGTGTCTAACTCTATCCTTACTATCGACATGATCACCCGGAAGTCTCTGGAAATTCTGGAGAACAACCTGGTCCTCACTCGTAACGTGAACCGCCAGTACGACGACAGCTTTGCTGTTGAAGGTGCCAAGATCGGCTCCACGCTGCGTATCCGCCTCCCCGACCGCGCTCTGGTCACTGACGGTGCCGCCCTGCAAGTTCAGGACGACAACGAGCAGTACACCACGCTGACCGTCGCCAACCAAAAGCATATCGGTGTGAACTTCACCTCCGCCGAACTGACCATGCAGTTGGACGACTTTGCCGAGCGCGTGCTGAAGCCTCGTATTAGCCAGTTGGCCTCGTCCATCGACGCCGACGTCGCCAATGCGTACAAGGGCATCTACTCGTCGGTCGGCACCCCCGGCACCACGCCAGCCACCTCGTTGGTTCTGTTGCAAGCCCAGCAGAAACTCAACGAAAACGCTGCCACGATGATGCCTCGCTATGCCACCGTCAATCCAGCCGCCAACGCTGGTTTGGTCGAAGGCATGAAGGGTCTCTTCAACCCAACCGACACCATCAGCAAGCAGTTCAAGAACGGCATGATGGGCACGGGCGTGCTTGGCTACGACGAAATCAACATGTCGCAGTCGATCAAGACGCACACCACGGGCGACTGGGGTACCGGCATCACCGTCACCACGACGATCTCGGCGCAGGGCACCGCTTCGGTTGGTCTGTCCTTCACCGGCTCGTCCAAGACCTGGAAACAGGGCGACGTGTTCACCATCGCAGGCGTCTACGCGGTCAACCCACAGACCCGTGAAACCACCGGTTCGCTTCAGCAGTTCGTTGTGACTGCCGACGCTTCCGGTTCGTCCACGGCCACTGTGACCGTCTCGCCAGCCATCTACACCGCGACCAACGCTCTGGCCACTGTGGACTCGTTCCCAGTTTCTGGCGCTGTCGTCACGATGCTGGGTTCGGCTTCTTCGCAGTATGCACAAAACCTCGTGTATCACCGCGATGCGATCACCTTCGCTACCGCCGACCTGCTGCTGCCAAACGGCGTGGACATGGCCTCTCGCGCCGTCCACAACGGCATCTCGCTCCGCGTTGTCCGTCAGTACGACATCAACAACGACCGTATGCCCTGCCGTATTGACGTGCTGTATGGCTACTCTGCCATCCGTCCCGCAATGGCCGCTCGCATCTGGGGCTAATCTTTGCGCCTCGGCTTAGGCCGGGGCGTAATCCTCTTTTTCTTGGAGAAATATCATGGCGCTTCCTAATGGCACCGGCGGTTATCAAGTTGGCGACGGCAATCTGAACGAGGTTATCCTCGGCGTTCAGTCTGCACCCACCACCTACACCGCAAACGCAACCGCCTCTTTGACGGTCGCGGATCTCGAAACCGGCTTGGTTGTCTACACCCAAACCAACGCCAACAACCTTCAACTTCCACTGGCTTCCGCCGTAGAAGCTGAAGTCGGCAGCGCGAAGGTCAACAGTTCGTTTGACTTCTTCGTCATCTCCACCAGCACTGGCGTCGGCACGCTGACGGTCAACACTGGCTGGACCTTGGTCGGTTCGGGCGCTACGCCTGCCTCCGGCGTGGGCGCTCACTTCCGCGCTCGCAAGACCGGCGACAATGCGTACACCGTCTACCGCATCGCCTAAACCAAAGCCGCCCTACGTCATTGTGGCGTAGGGCGATTTGTTTTCATCGGGAATTTCATGCAAGTCTACCTTCGGCATCCGGTCCACGGGACCAAAATTGCTACGCTTGAGATGGAAGTTGAACACGACAAAAAGCTCGGTTGGTCGGTGTACGACCCTGAAGCCTTTATCGAACCCGAAGTTTCTGCTAATAGTCTAGAAGTGAAGAGACGCGGACGACCTCCGCTAAACGCAGGGGCCTAATATGACCACGGCAGGCGAACTGATAAACGGCGCTTTGCGGCTGATCGGTATGCTTGCCGAAGGTGAAACCCCTTCTGCTGCCACATCTCAAGATGCCCTTACGGCCATGAACCAGATGATTGATTCGTGGAACACTGAGCGGCTGTCGGTCTTCTCAACGCAAGATCAAATCTTTATCTGGCCCAACAATCAGGTGCATCGCACGCTTGGCCCTACGGGCGACTTTGTGGGCAACCGTCCAGTTCAACTTGATGACTCGACCTACTTCAAAGATCCGACCACTGGGATCTCGTATGGCATCAAGATCATCAATCAGCAGCAGTACGACGGCATTGCCGTTAAATCCGTGACCAGCACTTTTCCACAGGTCATGTGGATAAACATGGATTACCCCAACATCGACATGTACGTCTATCCCGTGCCTACCAAGGCGCTGGAATGGCACTTCATCTCGGTTGAGGAGCTAACCCAGCCTGCCACGATCTACACGCAACTGACGTTTCCGCCAGGCTACCTGCGGGCGTTCCGCTACAACTTGGCTTGCGAGATCGCGGCTGAGTTTGGCGTCGAGCCATCGCCGCAGGTGTCACGGATTGCCATGACGTCCAAGCGCAACCTCAAGCGCATCAATAACCCCGACGATATCATGTCGCTGCCGTACAGCATCGTCGGCACTCGCCAGCGGTTTAACATCTTTGCCGGGAACTATTGATTATGGCTAATGTTAAAATCAGTGAACTGCCTGTCGCAACATCTGCTGCGGGTA